ATTGCAATTCATTTTATCTAAGTCTATAGGTTTATCTTTATAAAACCAGACTAAAGATGAAATTTTAGTTCCGTCTTGTGTATATGTACATTTTTTACCTAAAGATGCAAAGCATCCAGATAAAAAAAGTGATATTACAATTAATAGTATTATATTTTTCATAGTTTATTAATGATTTCCCCATTCTATATTTTTCATTTTTAGAGAAAAGGCTTTAGCTTCTTCTTCAGCATTTTCCTTTTCTATTCTTTCAAACTCTTTAGTTATTTCAATTTGTTCTAATTTATCAGCTTCTTCTCTATCATCCATACGTTTAACATATGTTTTATAGTCAGGTCTTTCATGATCATATTTAGACCATAAAGCCATAGCTTCTTTTCCGATACGTCCATCAATTGGGCAAGGTGTACCAGCTTGTATCATAGCTTCAAATACTCTTTCATCTTGACATAATAAAGCTACTGCTCCTACCTTCATACCAAAGTCATTAAGTATTCTAGCTAATTTTAATCTTTCACAATTTTTATCTATTACATGTTTTCCACCAGATAAACCTAATCCAAATGTTTGTATTCCAGCAGAAATTCCAACGGCGCATACGTCCTGTGTCATAGCATTATAAGATGGAGCTGCTGCTGATGGTGGTGCTGATCTTATATCTGAATTCGTAGTGTTATTAGTTGTAGATGTAGATTCAGAACCTGTTTCATAGGTAGTTGTTGATTCTGAAGCGTAACCACCTTCAATTGCTGTGTTAGATCCAGAAACATTAGTTTGAGTTGATCCTGGATGTGCCGGTCTAACAAAGAAGACAAACAGTGTTAATAATATAATTAATATTCCTGTAAAATAATAATTCACTTTACCTCCTATTGACACGATTCACATTCTCCAGTCTCGTCAACCACAAGACCTTCTGGTTCGTCTTTTACTTCACGACATTTACAATTTTCACAAGTACATAATCCATAAACATCTCCATGAAGATCGCCATCACAGTGACAACCACAATTACAATTTTTACATTTCTTCGTCATCTTTTATACTTAACTATTTAATTATTTAATTATTTAATGATTTAGCGCAAATTTATTGCGGTTCGACTATTTAGCGCAAATTTATTGCGGCGTGTATATTAAAATATCCAAGATAAGACTGCAATTACTATTATTAATCCTACAGCAACTTTTTTCTTATGTGCTTTAGCTAATTTCAAGTAATCGTTTGGTGTTCTTCCATATATCAACATAATAACTCCTATTTTATTAATGCATATTATACATTAATATTTGCTTTTAAGTAAGCCTTTATTATCCATTTATCTCGCCCCAATTATCGCCTGATTCGTAATCAACTTTATTGGGAATTTTTAATTTAACAGCGTTTTCCATAATTTCAATAATTTTCTTAGCTTGTTCTGGTGATTCTACAGAAATATCCAGCTCATCATGAACCTGTATGTGTGGCACAATACCTTCGTTATATAAGTCCAGCATGGCTCGTTTCGTCATATCCGCCGCTGATCCTTGAATTAACTTGTTTAAAGCCTTGTAAGTAAACGCTCTTCTAATATATTCACCGCCATATTTTTTTTCAGCGTCAGCATGGCTCATAGGAATTTTTAAAACACCGGGATTATACACAGCTTCCTCCCATTTATCAAACCTACATTTTCTACCTAGTAATGTTGTAATATAACCTGAACCAGAAGCATCTCTAGAAGTATTATTCATTAAGTCTTTAACAAACGGAACATGGTTATGATATTTGTTAAATAATTTTTCAGCTTCGTCCTTAGTATTCAAACCTAGTTCAGCTTGTAACTTAGCTTTACCCATTCCATAAAATAAACCAAGGTTAATTGTTTTAGCTTGTTTTCTTGGTATCTCTGCCATGTCTGCTACAATCTGGTGAAAGTCTACATCGTTATGATTAAACTCTGATACAATTCTTTTTACTTCTTCTTCGTCTCGAAGTTTTTGACTTGACGCTGCGTAGTGGACAACCAGTCTTGGTTCTTGTTGTGAGTAATCAAAACAACCCCATTTATGATTTTCTTCTGGTATAAATAATGATCTAATCATCGGCCCTAGCTGCTTGTTCCTCGCTGGAATCTGCTGGAGATTAGGATTAGAATAAGAAAATCTTCCTGTTACCGTTCCTCCTCCTACACCTCTAATCGGATTAATATTGGCGTGTATTCTACCTTTATATTGATGCTTAGTAATAGTATCTATAAAAGTTGTATGTGCCTTGTTTATTTCTCGAGCTTTTGCTATACATTGTACTAAAGGATGTGTATGCTCTTGCAAAAAATTTTTAGTAAAGGAAGGTGCTTGTGTTTTCTTCGTTCGTTCGTATTCTAAACCAAGTTTATCAAAAACTTTGGCAATGCTTCTTGCTGCCCATATTTGAGGCTCTATTCCTGTTTCTTTTTTTACTTTTAGGAGTAATGTTTCTTCTTGTGATGCTAGCTCTTTCTTTAGTGTATGGGCTTTTTGAACGTCCACCCGAACGCCTTTAATTTTCATTTCAATTAAACCAGGAAATAATTGTGTTTCTAAATCAAATACTTCTGTTAAATCTTGGGATTTAATTTCTGTTGATAATTTTTTAAAAAGTTTTAAAGTTAATTCAGCATCTTTTTCGGCATAGGAACCTACAAACATATCAGGTAGTTTCCACATTTCAGCTTTAGGATCTACTCCAGCGTCAAATGCAGCTTCTTTTAATGCTGTCTCATCTTTTACTTCCCCTAGATATTCATAAGAAATACTATTTAAAGAATAAGAAAATTTATTCTCATCAACTAAAGCTGCCATAACCATAGTATCTACAATGTGTCCATTGATTTTAACACCATAGGCTCTTAACCAACACACATCATACATTGCATTATGAAATATTTTTGTAGCAGGTAAAGCACAAACGTCTTTGATCCAAGCCATCACTGTAACCTCATCAAAATGATTTTGTTCTAAATGACCAAAAGAATAATAGCCTGACCACCCTTCAACAGCCACAGCTATCCCTACAATTTCCCCTTCGCCAATTAATGCACCAGAGCCACGTGATTTTAATCCTGGGTCTCTCGTCTCTAGGTCAATTGCTATGTATTTATGATCTTTTAAATCCGGAAACGTAGTAGGACTGTTCCATTCTGTTTGAGCTTTAATCATTTATTTTTCTGGATAATCACGATCGATTGCCATTTGACAGTAGTGAATAGCTTTTTCCAAATCTTGCTTTTGTCCTTTCTGTTTGTGTCTGCACAAATATTTTATAGCGTTTCCTTCTGCGAAAGGCAAATTATTTTTGTTAATAAATTCTGATGGCTGAATAGTCATCGATTGATAGTGATCACCACCAATTTGTTTTTTATATACGTTGCTCATATTGCTGGTTCTCCTATTGTATAGTAATGCGATGTTAGGGGAGCTAAAATATATAATCTTTGCATTGCTCTTGTTACACCGACAAAAAATAATCTATGCGTCGAATCTGGATCGTCCAATGCTTTTTGGGATAACATTTCTGATTGTGTTTCTGTTCCGTAATCCATACACAAAACAATATTTTCTCTTTCTCTACCTTTTGCCCCATGTATTGTAGATAATTCTATTCTTGAATCTGTTGATAAATCATCACCACTTTTTAAAATACTTTTTATATAGTTCTTTGTGTCTTCTTCAAAACTAAGCTGTTGCCAATCGCCCTCAATTAATAATCCATGATTTTTTTTTAAAATGTTCAAAGAAACCATCTCGTCACCTATTAATGTTTTACCACTAGAATATCCGTACTTAATATGTCCCTTATTGTAATGTAAATATTCCCATATTTTTTTAGCGTCCTCTGTTGTAATCAACTCACCGTTATTTAATTTAATCCAAAATCGATAGGCCTCTAATACGCTATTGGGTAAAATACTGTTATTCTTACCAAATATTCTTAGACCTGTTCTGTAGAAATGCTCAGAAAATTCTTTTAATAATTTATTTGTTTTTGCCAATACCATCCATTCGCCTTTACTAAAATCTAGTTCTTCTAGAAAACAGTTTGTTATAAATTCTCCTTCGTCATCTTTAGCGTACCAATTTTTTTCAACTCGCTTAGAGATGTTGGGTAATATTTTTAAAGCTTGTCTATGAACTGCTTTTGGAACCCTATAAGATTTTTCTTGGTCATCTCTTTCCCCAGGTAAATCTATAAAAATATCAGAACTTGCACCTTGAAAATCATAAATTGTTTGATCATCATCGCCCGCAATGTAAGATCTTTTACATTGAGCCTCAATGTGAAAATACATTCGCCATTGCGAAGGATTTAGATCTTGGGCTTCGTCAAGAAAGATTGCATCAAGAGCAAGATGTTTTTCTTTATCAACAAATAACTTGATCATGTCCGCAAACTCAATCATGTTATTCTTTTCTTTGTAGTACTCTATGTCCTGTTCTAATTGCTTAACACGGTATATATCCACAGAACCTTCATGATAATTTAAAGCTATACACGCTTCCTCCAAGCTAATTAATTTAGCTCGTGCAAAATTTATTACTTGCAAATTTTTATCTTGATATATAGTGGCTCCAGATTCGTTAATAAAAGTATCAAAATTTATATCTGAATAAACAGGATATACATTTTTAAATTGTTTCCATTTCTTCCCCTTTAATAATTTTTCTTTAGTGTTGATACCCAATTCTTTTGTACCCATTCCATGTAATGTAGAAATATATAAAAGTTCTGATCCAGGAAAAACGGTTTGAATTTTTTTGGCACCATCTAATGCTGCAGCCTTACTAAAAGTTACATACGCTATTCTTTGTGGGTCCGTGTGTAAGTCATTGATTTCTTTAGCTAAATAATGATTTACTAATCTATGTGTTTTACCTGTACCTGGAGGTCCCATTATTTTCTTTCTTATTACTGCCATGGTTCTTTTTCCATTTCGTATCTTTTTGTATTAGGTTTATCTAGATTAACATGAGGCATCTCTAATACTCGGTGTGTTTTACCATCTATTTTTGGGCTAACTTCTTTTGCACCAAATAATTCTTGTAACATTCTCATAGTTTTTTGTTTTGGGTAAGTCTTGTCTGCCCAAGATTTAGTTCTTAATAAATATTTCCAAAAGTTTGAAAACTTAAACATTGTAGTTCCGCTTTTATCTGTAAAAGCAACACCTCTTAAAATATCATCCCTGTCTCTACCTGGAGTTCTGTTTATATAATCTGCTAAAATATCTGTAAGTTGAACTTTGATCTTGGAAGATTCTGGAGCTGCTATTGGTCTAGCTTTAGAAGTTAGTTTTATTAATGCTTTTCTCCATGCGTGTTTTGGAATAGGCATTAAAGGTTTTCCAATCTGTTCCATACATGCCACTGAAAATTTTTCAGCGTCATGCAGTGTTGCACCATCGACTTCTACTGTGGGTCCATCTAACGAAACAAACCAAATAGGTGGATCTGATTCATATTTTCTAATTTCTGTAATTTCTGGTGTTGGACCATCTTCCCCTATACCAAATTCTCTTGTTGCACATTTTTTAGCATCACAAAAACTACATATAGGCTCATCTTTGCATTTGTAGTGATAGTCTTTATTATTTAAAGATTTTTTTAATACATTAATTTCGTTAGCACCTAATGGAGGTTTCATAAACTCTTTATCATATATATGCATATGACCTTGCCACTCATCATTTTCCGGATATCGTTTTTTAAGATAAACACCTACATTGTACATACAATTGTTTCTTTGCCCATTTGGTACACCATCACTTAAAAGTGTAACTAAACATGGTGACATACCCTTAAAAAAATCAATATTTTCTTTTTCGTTAGAGATTACAAAATTAGTTAACTCTTCTTCCGTCATAGACATGGCTTCATGGTAATAAAAAAATTCTTGTAAAGACATTTTAAAACCCTGAGAATTAAACGCATACCTTACAGATTTTTCAGAATTATGATAAGGAAGGTTTAAAAAACTACCTGTGTCTCCTCTTGCTATATTAATATAATCTTGTTTGGGATATATCTCTGCTCTCGCATGACCGAGTGCAGAAGCAATCATCTTTAATTTTGCTCTCATAACTATCGCTGGAACAAAAGTTTTTGTAAACATAAAAATATGTGCCCCACCAGATTTAGAACGAAATACTATTGCTTTAATATTTTTTCTTGTAATTTTTTAACTTTGTTATGGT